TGCGTGAATTGACCAGATTCAACCATCCAACTATGTTCGTCAAGATACAGCTGAGCTGCCTCCTCAAGCTGTTGATCAGTCATTTGGCTGATTGGATACTTGTCAATAACTTTAATCAGGTCACAAAACTGATGGCCGAGTGGGTGTTGATCGATGTCGCGGAGCTGCATCGTCAGCGCAATCTCCACATATTCGCGTGAGCTAGTAAGCGGATTACTCCTAGCTTCTGAGTACATAATACTATTTAAACAACGATAAATAGGCCTAGTTATTATGTTCTCATCCATATACCATTTGGAATTCCAAATGTAAGGCCCAATCTTTGATTTCTCAACATTGAGCTTTCTGCGAATAATTTTCGATATAGCATCAAGCTGTTCCTTGCTAATATTGCATGAAAAGCCAAATGTTATATCATCTCCATTAACTAGAATACACACTAGATACTTTAAAATACCTAGTTTGGCAAATGCTTCTATATAATCAGAGATATTTGTCCAACCATCACCAGGGTTCGTTGACTTTGAACCACTTGGCATACCTCCAGATCGTTCAAGATCACCTTCAGGCATAACCAGAGAGCTATAGATACTATAGTCGCTACACAAGTCGACATACTCATATCCAGAAGCAGCAAAATGCCAGAAGCTGTTGAGCTCAGCTGCTCTGACACTTGCATCATATTGAGAGGCATCCATACATACCCAAGTTACAACCGCACTCCATTTGGTGTCTATCCAAGACCTTAACTTCACTGGTTCTATGTAGAATGTCTTTATATCTAAGCTATCCGCTTGGTTTGCGTTGATCGTTGAAGTTTGGAAATCATCGAGCGCTTCACACTCCAATAACCATGCATCGATAGGATACATCCACACCAATCTGACCTTTGGTTTGGATGGAGGTGATTGCTGAGTTCTGTAGCCTGGAAAGACCGACGGCATGTTAGACAGCAGCGGCTGCGGCTTCACAACTTCCTTGACGTATTGCTGAGCATTGGCCAATTCTTCACCTTTCTTACGTCCAAGGCTAGGTAGACCAGACCCTTTGCGAAGTGCCCGCTTGTTACGGTCAAGGCTCAGATCAAGATCAAACCTATTACTCGGAATGTATGGATGACGATAGGTAGTGAGCCAGTCAAGAGTATCCTTAGCATATGGTGCATCAGGAATCGACTTATATGCATCACATCCTTCACGAAGTACGTCATAAACATAAACAGACCGGCCATAGAATAGTTTGACCTTGAACTCTTGCTCAATTTCCGTTAATCCAGACGGCAATTTCGATGTTTTAAACAAATGATCGACTTCAGGTACAACACTTTTCGATATTTGATCGAATAATTTACGCTTCTGTATACCTCGATTATCAATTTGGAGTGTCTTCAGACGTCGCTGTACCGCTTCATCTGAGCGGTATGACATAGTTTTCCCACGCTTCGAGGTGTCAATAGCGAACTCTGAGCTAGAGCTTTGAAAGTGCTTGGACAGCAACTTCCACGCCTCC